AACAACAAACACTGTCAATAAAAACAAAAAAACAACAACAAACACTGTCAATAAAAACAAAAATAAAACACAAAAAAAGAAATACAGTATACACAATACAAAAAAAATGAGAGCAAATAAGAAGTCGCATTTAGTTCATATATTTTTGGAATTGTTAAATATGGTGAAACTGTATCATTGGAACACGCGTTCGTATGCGGAACATGTTGCGACAGACGAATTGTATAAGAAAATAAACGAAAATGTAGACAGATTTGTAGAGATTTTATTAGGCAAAGATGAGACAAGATTAAGAGATTTAGATAAGAGATTGGATTTAATCAATCCAAAAAACACAACCGAATTAAAAAATCGTGTTTATGAATACAGAGAATTCTTTGTAAACTTAAACAACTTTTTTAATAACAAATATGACACGGATATTTTGACGGTGAGAGACGATATTTTATCAGATCTAAACCAATTTTTGTATTTATTGACACTTAGTAAGTAAATTAGGATGAATACATCGACAACATACCTTTCAAACGAGGCATGAAGTTGATTTCATATGTATATTTCCCGGTATTTTCAAACAATTGTCGCGATGTAATAGATGCGCGTTGTTTTATCATTTTTTTTCGCTCTTTCATAAGAGTTTTCCAATGACGCTGAACCAGACGTATCCAATGTGTTTTTAATACAACTGTGTATAATTGGTGTGAAGATTCAGTGTCTTGTATTTGCAATTTCATAATTTGCGTTTTGGGGTTTTGCAATGGTATCATATTGAATGTCAATAAATAGTATTCAATATGTTGAAGTGGGAAATTGAAAAACGTGGTATTACTAACTGCGTTCGCAAGTAACATGTTTGGATCTTTATGATATGAAAAGTGGAAACCAATATACATTTCGTTGTGTAGTTTTTCTTTGTCGAGGAAATCCGCTTCTAGACTGTATATTCTGTCAATAACATAGCTATTATCTTCGTATATCTGGTCTATTTCATTTTCCAATTCTTCGAATGCGTCATATGTATGAAACGATACTAGGTCTACATCAACGTCAGTTTGTTCTTGGTCGCGATTCGAGAATGAACTGTCACTTTCGCTACTGGTATAAATAGTGCTCGTGGTATTTGTATATATTTCATCATATACATCATCTGTATATTCTGACGACGATTCTTCATTTGATTCAAACATTATATTTACTGTAATTACTCCATATATGCGCGTTGTTTGTAATAATACGAATGTTTCAATTTTCCGTGATGAAAAAACATATTTAATTATTTATTATCTTACACATATAAGCTTTGACAGGTAGTAATATATTTTAACACTAGTGGTTCGATTTGTTTTAGGGTATGTGTCATTTCGACATTTTGAATAACATTAGATACAACTATTAATTCGTTGGTAATCGTAACAATTTTCAGCATTGCTTTCGTGAAATCGCCGATGGATATGTTTTTTTCCGCGACTTCATTTTGAATAAACATTTTACATGCGACTTCATTATTACAATCACACCATTTCATTGCGAAATCCGCCATATCAAATATGATTGCGCCATCATAATCGAAACCAGTATTTAGTTGTTGTTCGCATTCGATTTCTGCATATTTATCGTAATATGATATCATATCTTTAATCTTGGTTTCTACAAATGAATCGTCGCACGATGGGAAGTTGAGTTTAGAATCCATTTGAACCTTTACGTCAGTAAAACACGAAAATAGACCGACCAACTGTTTTGGTGTAAAATCAACGAAATAGTTCCACTGGGTAATTAGTTTTGCGGTAATTAGAGGGTGAATTTCAGCGATATTAGAAGCAATCGTTCCCATATCAGTAAATGTATAATGGTTTGTGTTATCTACTATTTCATCAGCGATGAACTGTTCTTGTTTCATAATATCGCAAATAAGTTTGGTTTGTTGTTCGATATACGCGTGTGTGTATTCTGCGGTAGATTGTTTGTCTAATAGAGTTTCATTCAAATTATCAATACAGGAAACAGACCGAATATCTTGTTTTACATTTCTATGTAAATCTTCTATATTACGTATCTTGCGTTCTGCTTCTTTCCGTTTTTTATTGGTAGAATTTTTCAATATGATTTGTGTATCGATATATTGTTTGCATATATCGACGGGTGTTTTCAAATATTGTAGAGATGCGGTTTTCTGCTCTAGTTCATTTTGTAGCATATTTATTTCCAATAACTGTCCTTTGATAGAGGAATCTATTTCACGTTGTATCATACTTTTTTTGGAAAAATCGTGAAAATCGTGTGTTTGTCCGTTTTTAATTAGATTCAAAAGTAATGAATATGAAATATGATATTTCGAAACAAGTTGTTGTGGTTTTCCTCCCAAAATAGTCTTGTAGTCGTGTAACATAGGGAGATTGAATAAATTCGAACAATGAATGACGTTGCCGATAGTATCAATACCTCTACGTCCTGCACGTCCCGCCATTTGTGTGTATTCGTGTGCCATTAAATGGCGTTCAGTATGTCCATCAAACTTGGTGACACTGGTAAAGATAGCAGTTTTGATAGGACAATCCAGACCAATTGCGAACGATTCTGTTGCGAAGAGGAGTTTAATATAGCGCTTTGAAATCATTAGTTCAACGATTTCACGTAAAATTGGAATCATACCGGAATGGTGAATGCCGATTCCCTTTTCAAGTAAACCAACAAGTGAGTTGTATTCAGGCAGTTCCAGATATTCGCGATAGTTCGGTAGACGACGAATGATTTGTTCGCATTCATTACGAACTGTATATCCGACTTTACTATCAAATTCCAATAATGGGACAGTGATTTCCTTGGCGCATAATTCCACGTTTTTTCTCGAAAACACGAAAGCAATCGCGGGTAACATTTCTTTTTCACAAAGGAATTTTGATAATTGGTTTAAGTAGTGCTTACGATTGATACGAATACGATTATTTTGGAACAGTCCATTGACTTTGACAATTTGTTTGTATCCGGTCTCATTGAATTTTCCGTGTGCGTCTTGTAACAGAATCGTTTTATTTGTAGTATCTCGTATTTCTTGTTGAACTACCTTATCTTTAATCGTTTTATATACTGATTCGGTTGTGGTCATAAATCCATAATGTGTTAGAGGCACAACGCGATGACTGGTAGAAGCAAGATATACTTCTTTTCCGCCCTTTTGCAATTGGTCTTTTTCGCACCATTGAGCGAACCCTTCCGGGTTGTCAATGGTAGCGGAAAGCATTACCATTTGGATATGTAACGGTAACATGAGAATCGTTTTTTCCCATGTTTGTCCTCGGTCTGTGTCATTAATATAATGGACTTCGTCAAATACAACACACCCTAGGTCGTTTTGAATATCGATTTGAAATTGCAATGATGAGTCGATATTGTCGTTAGTAGAATTCAATGATGTGAATAGATAGTTCATAAGAATTTCAGTAGTCATAATAAGAACGTCGGCTTCTGGGTTGGTTTTAATATCACCGGTGAAGAGTCCGAATGAAATATCTGGGTATTTTCGTGTAAATTCGTAGTATTTTTGATTAGAAAGGGCTTTGATAGGACTGGTATAAATGACTTTTTTTTTATTTTGGATGAAATGTTGAATTGCGAATTCTGCTGGTAGTGTTTTGCCCGAGCCGGTGTGGGCGGTAACTAATACGTGATTGCCGGTGACGATAGATTCAATCGCATATTTTTGGAAATCACTAAGTGTGTATGGGTACGATTCAAAATATGAGTTATATTTTGAATCGGTAGGATAGGGTTCGTTGCAGATTTTGACCATTATGTGTATTTTGTTATGAATAAATTATATGATTAATATTGTTTCAATTTTACAATAATATTATTGGATAAAAATGATATAATATTTTGAATTATAGTATATGTATATGCTTACGTTAGTTACTTGTTGGTATAAGATAAAAGCAAAATTTCCGTGTGAAATATATAAAGCATGGATAAAAAATTTTGTAATGAATGTAAACGAGTTTAACTTAGTAATTTATACAGATGAGCGAAGTAAAACTGATATAGAGCCATATATTATAAATGAAACTCGTATCTGTGTAAAGATTTTACAAATGGAAGATTTTTACTGTTATAAATATAAAGATAATTGGATAAAGAATCACGACAAAAATGATTTATTAAATGGTAATCAAGGATGGAAAGTAGACTGGGAATTAAATATGCTTTGGTCTGAAAAAATAAATTTCATAAAAAGGGCTTCGGAAGATAATTATTTCAATACTGAATGGTATGGATGGTGTGATATAGGTTATTTTCGGGGTAGAAAAGATATAGATTTAGACCCCAGGTTAATACCGCGTTGGCCGAATAAAGATAAAATTAAAAACCTGGATAAAACCAAAATATACTATAATCTGGTAAGCAATAATAATATGTTGAATACAATAGGCAAGTATATAATAAATTTAAATGAACATAACCTTCCTACCGTGCCAATACCACCGGAACAAAATACTATATCTGGTGGTTTTTTTTTAATATCAAAAGAGAACATCAATTGGTGGTGGAAAACATATTATGAAAGATTAGAATTATATTTTAAACACGATTATTTGGTAAAAGACGACCAGATAATTGTAATAGATAGTATTTTCCATAATAAGGACAGGTTTAATATTATTCATAAACCAGATGGTAATATGGATAGTAAATGGTTTTATTTTAGTTTTTATTTGCTGTAATTTTGTCCGTCTCCATGCCCTGCATCATAATATACTAATGGCTCATTCAGAAAAACGCAATTGGTATGTTGCAATGCTCGTAACCAGTAATCATAGTCTTCTGATGTATTCGCAATAATAAATTCGCCAGTATTATCTATTATTGTGTTTTCAATAACAACGCTACTACATATAATACAATTATTTATTTGTAAAAATGATAAATCCCATATATTAGGTAATCCATTATCGATATTAATATTTGATTTAGTCTCGTACATATGAGATATCCAATTTTTACTATATTGTGATAAATAACACGGATAATTGGCGGTTGACCTATATGTGCCATTTCCAATATATGCTTCAGTACATGAGAGTTTACAATTCGTTTTTTTCATTTCTAATAATTGTTTTTCTATTTTGGTTGGAAACCAAATGTCATCATCATCGCAAAACGCAAGATATTTACCCGTTGATTGTTTAATACCAAAATTACGTTGGTAACCACCAGGACAAGCAAATCCAAATAAACATTTACTATTTACATCAAGATGTATAATTTTGATATCTTTCCATTCATGTTCATAATATTCTTTTTGTGTGGAACAATCATTTACAACAATGATTTCAATATTTTTATAAGTTTGTTCTCTTATAGATTTGATTGTATTCAATAAATAATGAAATCTATTATATGTCGGTACAATAACACTTACTTTATCCATTATACATATAATAGTGTTGTTATTTATTTTTATGTTATTTTTTGTTATGAATAAATTATATTGTTTCTATTTTACATTTTAGGATGATTTGAGAGAATAAATTATATAATGAAAAATGTAGTTATAGATGAGTTAATAATAATGTGTATAGAATAACATGACAACCATAGTATCTTGTTATTATAAATTAGACCAATCAAAACATACACAAGAAGAATATGATACATGGATAAATAATTTATTATCAAATATACGATGTAATATACTAGTGTTTACTTGTATGAAAGATAAATCTTATTTGAAAAATAAATTGGATTTGAACCGCAATATCAAATATACAATTGTTACAAAAGAACTGTGTGATTTGGAAATAAACAAACAATATCCAGATATATGGGATAATCAAGAAACAATTGATCCGAATAAAGAATGCGGTCGTGGACGAGGGTGCTATATGCTATGGAATTCAAAGTTTCATTTTATGAAAGAAGCAATAGAACTAAACCCATATCAAAGCGACTATTTTGTATGGAATGACGTAGGAAATGTGAGAGATAATCGCATTATACCATTTTTGAAGTGTTACCCAAACAAAGACAAAATCTCAGATAATAAAATGGATATAGTGTTATTAAATGGATTTCGAAATCAACCAGATTTTTTTTGTGATGAAGTACATTTCTCGGGTTCAATGTTTGGATGTCATAAAAATACTATATTAACTGTATGTGATTTATATTACAAGTATTTTCAATATTATATTGAAAAATCACGGTTTATTGGATGCGACCAACAGATAATTTCATCAATATTCATAAAACATATGAATTTATTTAATCCGGTTATACCAAACAATTGTAATGTCGATCCTTGGTTTTTTCTGTATCAGTACTATAGCAATTAGTAATCAACGCTTATATGATTATTGAAACCAATATGTTGTACATGACCATTAGGGTCATCTAGAATAGCCGCATAAAATCCTAATTCAGCAAAGTTTCTATTTGTTGTATATTCACCATGAGTTGGATAAGATTTACCATTCTTAATTGTCAGTTTACATTTATTTGAGAATGGGTGTATTTTATACATATCTGCGGTTTTGCGTAATCCAGGATTGAATGTAACGCCACACCATGTATATCGTTCTCCTCTATCCATATATGAAAATTCTTTGTCCATCAAATAAAATCCACGTTTTAAATCATCTTTAATAATAGGATGTGCTGAAGTGCAATTATGTGCACGTAACCAAACAGTAAAAATTTTTTCATCGGGGTAATTTTTAAATATATTCAACGATTTTTCAATGAATTCGTGTTTTTTAAAGTCCCAATCTTCTTCACAATGAAAAATATATTTTGTATTGACATATGAATAGACCTTATCAATAGATTTCAATTGTCCGATATTCGTTTTATTATAAATAGACTTGATATTCAAAAAACAACTATATAAGTCAAGTATTTTATCATTACATCCAATTTTTCCAGAATCATCTATAATTATACAAGATTGTATAGGATAGGTATTGAATGTAACAAACGACTGTAATGTTTTTTCTAACAAATCAGGGCGATTACAAGATGTAATTACCAGCGTGACTGCATCATTCGTTAAATCTAATTTATTTAGTTTTACTTTGGATATAATGTCTTTGTTTTGATTATATAAAATATGGTCATCAATTTCATTTATATCATAATTATCAAAATATTGTCTATTTCTTTCTAATTTTTGATGATCGAACCAATTATTTATATCACCACGTGTGGATTTTATTTTCATAAAAAAATCAAGCGACTGTACGGCATAATGATTGATAATTAAATTTGGCTTATTTATATCGTCATATTTCAAATGTATTGTTTGACCATCTACTCGTTGTGAATGAACATCAAATGATATTAATGAACGTGTTTGGTAAATCGTTTTATGACTGTGATATGGTTTACTTGATTCATATATAGCTCGTTTTGTAAAACCTTCAACAACCGAATGAGGTTGAATAGTATGTTCATTACTTCCAAAATGTAACCAATCTACCCGGATTTGAGCGTAATTCTCGTATGTATGTAATATATTTTGAATATTTATGGAAGTTGGACTATATAAAAATTCGTCCAAGTCAATAGATGCCATCCACTTCGTTTTCTCAAGATGTTGTCTGAAATATTTTTCATATATACGTCCCTGTCTTCCAACATCTTTTGTTACAATATCATTATGCATAAGTGTAATATAATTTGAGTATTTATCTATAATCACCTTATAATCATCATTACTATTATCATTCACAAGATAAAAATGTTCTACACCGTGATGTAAATAGTGTAATATCCATTCTTCTAATATATGTGCTTCATTTTTAAAAACAGAACAAACTGAAAAATAATACATAATAATAAATATTACTATATGTTTCTAAGTTTATAATATGATAATATGATAATATATTTTATATCCATAATAATATAAATGGTATAATATATTTATATTATTATGCCTAATATTGATTTAACTTTTATTACCGATTTACAAGCAGACTATACAAACTATCCCAATTTTATAGAAACTGGAACATATCTTGGCGAGACTATATTAAAGGTAGAACCATATTTTTCTAATTTGCATACTATAGAAATAAAGAAAGAATTTTATGAAAATGTAAAAAAAAGTTATAGTGGAAATAAAATAACCTTTTATCTGGGTGATAGTTCAAACGTTCTTACTGAAATACTCCCCGACATTAATGGAAGAACCATATTTTTTTTAGACGGTCATTGGAGTGCCGGAAATACCGGAAGAGGAGATAAAGATTGCCCATTATATGAAGAGTTGAATTCTATAATATTACATCATGCGGATGAAGCAATAATAATTATAGATGATATCAGATTATTCGGAAAGGGACCAACCCAAGGAACAGAAATATGTAACTGGGAAGAAATTAATGTTGAACATATACTTAAAATAGTTGAAGACAGAATAACACATAAATATTATTTACCATCCGGCATAATTGTAGATGATAGACTTGTAATTCATATTTCAAAAAATAGCGAATGAATATAGTTGATATCATCACTTATATTGTTGTTATGTTTTATCATATTTAGTCTACAACTACCAAATAAAGTAACATTCAAATTGGTTAGATATTGATTGAATGATTTGGCATTACACATAACAATCCACAAATATATCTCATAATAGTATAATATTAAACATTTAAGAAGAATGAATCTACACGAAACGAATCAAATACACGGCGCTCATTCTGGGCTACAAGTAGGACAAAATCAACGCGTAGACGAATTAAATACAAGAATTGGTAGCCGTATGTTCTCTGATAGCCAATTGGAACCGAATTACGACCCCAGACCCGTCGCAACAAAACAATCTATCTTTCCGGTTATTAATCGCAGAAAACCCGTTCAAGAAACGAGAATACCTTATCCTGAGTACAATCAACAAGCAGTATTCAATCCCGGAAATGATAGAGCACCTGTTTCTGGATATATCAATAATGTTGATACCGAAACCGTATTGCGAAATCAAACATTTTCATTACAAAAAGACGATAAACACGTATATGTCCCTTCTTCCAATAGCGACTTGTATAAAACAACGGTTATCTCGAGACCATCCGTACAACCCCACCCTAATTTATTCGCGCGACCAGAATTTAGCAAAAAACAACATCCTAATGTGGAGAACGTCCAGATTGGTAATGATGATTTTTTTAATCACACGAGAACACAATTGCGAAATATGATGTAATGCTACAAATAATATACCCTTTTATCATATACATACAACGGATATGATAAACCATTTAATCAAAACATTTACAAATCATTCAAAGGATAATATCGCATATAAATACTTGTTATCTATTGCTTTGATTTATGGTGCATTTATATTTTATCGTAATAGAGAACAAGAATTGTTTGTTCCAGAGGGTTTCCAACAAAGGGAACCATTTGTTTATAAGCAGAATAACAAAATATATGATACGTTCTATGCCGAAATATACGATGAATTGACTGAATCCGAAAAAAGGGCTCGGTGGGAACTTACGCAATTAGTTCGTTTAACAGACCCTGACCCGAATAATAGTATATTTTTAGATGTAGGTAGCGGAACGGGCAACATTATAAATGAACTGACAACCGCTGGATATAGAGCACACGGCATTGATAAATCAAAGGATATGGTTGAATATTGTGAGACAAAGTGCCCGAAATCGGAGTTTACACACGGCGATGTGACTGATAATATGATGTTTGACAAAAATGTATTTACTCATATATTATGCACTGATTTCACGTTGTATCAAATGGAAGATAAAACCAACTTTTTCACGAATTGTTATCATTGGTTGAAACCTGGTGGATATTTACTAGTTCATTTAGTTGATAAAAAGAGGTTTAGTATTACTACTCGAAATGATGACCCGGAAACCCAATGGCAACCCATGTTCAAAACTGACACGAAACGCAAAACAGACGTTAAATTGGAATACGAAGATTTCAAATATCACGGTGAATATCAATTCGCCGAAAATACCAACAAGGTAACCTTTAAGGAAACATTTGTAGACAAAGATACAAAACACGTTCGTATTAACGAACAAGTGTTGTTTATGGAAGATATCCGTGAAATTACAAATCTTGCGAAATCCATTGGTTTCATTTTTCATGCAAAGGTTGATATGGGAAATTGTAATAATGATGATAACCAATATTTATATGTTCTCGAAAAACCACAATAAGTAATAATCGTAGAAAAAAATTCACAAAATATAATAGATGCTTGTGCTCCAATATATTTTGATTACAGTAACCCTTACCATTCTTGTATTAATTGCGTGTATTAAAATAAAATATCCTTTCTGGAACCTACAACCTGTATACCACACATATGATTACTGGCGTTATTTATACGTATATCCATTTATGATTTATAAATACCGTCCTGTAAAAACCAAATTTTGCGACTTTGATAGAACCATAACATTACCCTATCTGGATTGTTCTCTCGAACAGAAAAAAAAACTTACTGATTTGATACAATGTTACTATATTAATAATGAACGTATCATTCATACAATGACAGAACAGGATGTAGACGCATATTTAACTGGTAGCGTCGAACCGTCGCTTGTATCTTTCTATTACGAGCAGAAGTATGACGAAAAACACGATAAATCGTATATTAATCCAATAGGTTGTATAACATCGCGCGCCAAAACATTCTATTATAGAGTTACCAATCTTGAAAACACATATGAAGAAAAACCCATTTATTTTTTAGATTATATTAGCGTTCATAGAGAACAAGATGTATTACACGCGAACCGTACATTATTACAAACACACGAATATAACCAGCGTATTCAAAACAAAAACGTCCATATTTCTTTACTAAAAAAGGAAATAGACTTGTTTGATGGTGTAATACCACTTACTACATACGACACAACCACTTATTATTTGAGCAACCATCCAATCTCCTCTTTGCCAGCACATTTCCATATATCGTCTATCGGGAAAGAAAATATTTCATTGTTAACAGATTTTATTGAAACATTGACAAAGACCAACTTTCAACATCAGTCTTGTTTATTTGAGATATGTATTATAGAATCTACTAGCTACTTGTTATCACTAATAGAACAAGGATTAATATATATATATTGTTTGAAAAACAAAAAGGAGGTTCTCGGGTTTTACTTTTTTAAAGATACAAAAACACAGTATGATGAATTTGAAGGAAATACATTACAATGTTATGCGAGTGTAATGAATTGTAATACCGAAATAGTATTTTTCAGAGGATTTTTACATAGTTTACAAGAGATACGGAAACAAAAACCGCAATTCAAAATGTTTCTTTTTGAAAACACAAGTCATAATCAAATTTTATTGAAACATTGGAGAACCTTATATACACCCATATTTACCAATAAAACTGCTTATTATTTGTATAATTTTATTTATCCTTGTTCTCCAATAGCACCTGAAAAAATATTATTTGTAAATTAGGTAACCTCTACTAACCTGTTTATCGCGTATATTTACCTACCCTTGCGAAAGAATCGGCAACAAAAATGATGAATATTCCTAAAAATGTATATAATAAAAATTCTTCTGTCACATTATCCGTTTTTTCATATTGCTGTTGTTCCATTAGATGTATCATGTAGTTCATCTTCTCTGTAAGGTTGTCATTCACGCCAGAACCACCACCATTGATACCCATTTTGGCGTAATACGGGACCGTTTGCGCTGTATTATATGAGCGATTGTAATTACTATATACGTTTTTATCATTATCATTTGCGTTATAATTCCGATTTGGTTCTCCATGTATGCTTGAAGCAACCCCCGAAGACTTGAATTTGACGGGTGGAGGAATATACAACGGTTTATGTTCGTTTTCGTTACTGTAATCTTGTTTGACATTTATCTCTGGGGGGGACAATGGTTTGAATTCGCCCATTTTATTGTTCTCTTCGCCATCATTCATGGTTATTTTATTTAATAATTCATTTACTTTGGATTCTCTATTTTCGTTTGTTTGATTGTCTTTCACAATGGAATTCATAGTAGTATAAGATTCTTTATTGAAATCACTTGTATTTTGGGGTCTAAGTTTGACTGTCTTTCTAATAGTGGATATTCGCTTTTTATTCGGTGATTCGTCATTCGACCAGGTTGATGCGGTATTTAATAAAGACATTTACAAATAATTAGTAACTTAAAAAATAAGCAGATATTATTTTGGGAAATACGACATCAATTTGTATAGTTGTATTGTAAAAAATATCCTATAAAAGTAAGTAAGAGTAATGACGAATACAAATACAATCGCGCAATTTATCCCAATTGTATTTATTTTTGTATTATTGTCTAATTATACTGGTTGCGTATTGTTCAGTCATACGATTTTAGGAAAGTTATTGGCTATAAGCGTTATCTTATTTTACACGGCAATTGATAAGACAATCGGTTTGTTTGTATGTGCGATTGTAATCGTTTTCTATCAAATGGATTGTGTAGAAAAACTGCTAAATATAGAGAACTACGGAAATATTGATGGAAAATATAGGTCTGTCACAGAGAATTTCGAAAGTTACCAAGAAACAAAAGAATTCATGGCGACTGATCCCACCGCACAGCAACAGTTTTTAAAAGAACATTGCAATGAAGGTTCGTTAAAATATAAAGATTTAGCGGTGAAGAATGACATGGCAGAACACGTCTTCCCCGAATTAAAGTTCAATAATAAACCGTGTAATGTATGCTCTGGTGGTTGTTCGTTTTCGATTATAGAGTCTAAAATACGTGCGGAGAAAGAGTTGGCAATAGAGACACAAGAGTAACACTTATGGTGAAATACAATATCGTTTGGATATATTGTATTGCAATTGATTTACATATTAAGGTTTCTTCTTGATGCAGTCTCTATTACCATCGCACTTGTCTATACATTATTAGTCCGTGGGTCTATGGATTTTAACCTTTTTTCAAAATAATTGAATGTATTTTACTATATTTACATTTTGCAGTAAATATTAACGCACAATATATATATATCAATTACATGAATAAATTTGGTAAATATGTTTATACATCAGATACAAATTTTGCGATTGAAGGAAAAGAGAGTGATTTTCTTTATATAAAAGCGACGGAGGTAAATGAATTACGAAAAGATACTCCATTAAAACGATTAATAGAACAGAATATATTAGATATAACTGAGACGGAAGTCAGTTTAGATAAGAAGGGCGGTCTTGATAACAAAGTAAGTTTAGCAGATAAAGACGGTAATCCTATACTATATAATAAATATAAATTCAAATGCACACTTATTCAATCGCCAGACCCTGACATAAATGAAAATGATTGTTTGGAATTTGCAGAGTATTTAACATCAAGAGTCGTACATCAATTAAATGAAGATGACAACTCGCTGAAATTACTTCCCTATAGGTATGATGCGATAGTATTACAGTCAAAAGATTTACCAACTAATTTACCAATATCAATTCAGTGTCTGGATAATGACTTGAATGTTATTTCAAATGACAATATAAATAAATTCGGGGATTGTGATGAGAAAAATGAATATATAACAAAGTTGGTTAACATCGACCACAAAGATGAAAATGCAAACCCGAATGAAGGAGAAACTTACGCAATCGTAACAATTGATAGTCTAACCGAAAAAGAAGAGCGCAAGTTAATAAAATCACGCGAAAAAATTATTTTATCGGAGGAGGATATGGATACGGGTTCAAATAAAATACCGTATCATATCGCAAGTGTAATATATAAATCAGGCGACATAAATATAACTTTAGAAGCGGCAGAGGACCCATCTATTACTGAAAAACAGCCACATTTTTCATTTTATACTATAAAACCCAATATGAATAACTTTCATAATTGTAGAAAAAAATCGTATGACAATTATAATAAGGAGCGAAATGGAAGAGAATTATTAATGAATACGATAGTATTAATGCCTCGTAATAAAGATATATTGCTGAACGAAATACACAATAGTGTTGAATATAAAAAACAATCCAAGGTATCATCTAGTAAAATAGCAGATGGGAAATCAAAGAAAACGAAAAAAAACGTAAAAAACACGCCAAAAAATGAAGGACAATCTAAATCTAAATCTAAATCTAAATCTAAAACTAAAACTAAAACTAAAACTAAAACTAAAAGAAAAAAGTAGTTTCAAATACTACGTTTTGTTGTTATAACAATAATACAAAAACACGAAATATATCACATTGGTAACACCCGCGCGCACTAACACTTTCACTTTCACTTTACACGCATTATTGCTCTTAATTATAGGGTCAATAATAGCCCTTACCTTAGTCTCTACGCCACGATTATTGGGCGAACGCTTTGACTTACTAGCCGATTTCGCTACCGTCTTATTATCCGATTTTACAATGTTTGTCGATTTCAATCTGTAATATCTCCATATTTCTGTTCTGCTTCGGCGTGTGAATGTTCTTCACACCATTCATCAACCGCAACCCGTATGTTGCGACGATTAAATATAAATTTTTCTGTTCCACTCATTGTAAATGTGTACGGATGTATACTATAGCTAAATACAAAATCGAACTATCCAAGATGAGATAGAATATATCCGTGCAATGTATAAATGAAAAAAGAGAAACACGATTTTTTTACGAATATTCATAACCATATTCAAGTGATAAATGACAGTAAGATATTCGCAGGACTAATGATTATTATTCTAAATATTGCAACCCGTTTTGTAAGTTTCAAGTTTAGTAAAAGTGTCGAGTCTTATGTAAAAAATACATTTAGCCATCAATTATTAGTATTTGCGATTTCGTGGATGGGAACCCGAGATATCTATATAGCACTCGGGATTACAACCATATTTATACTCTGTTCCGAATATTTGTTTAACGAGGAAAGTAATTTTTGTATATTATCCGAAGAGTTTCAAGATTACCACAAGACATTGAATGACGAAGAAGAGAACCACAAAGAAGTTTCCGAGGAGGATATAATGAAAGCAAGAATTGTAATGGAAAAGGCAAAAAAACAAAACAAGTTACAAGATGATGAATTGCAAGGAATTGCGATGAAATAATTATGCGAATTTTTGTGTTCGCATAATATAAAGTAGAAGAATTCAATATGCCATATGAAATAAGAGAATTAGTAATAAAACTTGATACAAATATAAAAGGTGATAAACCTATCGATTTCAATGGGAATATGTTATATTTTCCAGAAGAAGAAAAACCACAGCAGGTTGGAGGTAACCCGTATATTTGCGTAGATATAAAATATACCAAGGATTTACTCAGTGTAATTGACGAAGCCGATATATATAAGTTTTTTTTTGACAAGCCGTATTTAATGAGTGTATTAGATGAATATACAGACAAAAACGAGACAGAAACAGATGATAAAGACGAACACACGATTAGTAAACACAATATTATGTTTTGTATAAAAACAATTTTCCCCACTAAATATTATACTATAAATAATATTCATCAGTCAATCCAGTTAAAATATCCAATTGGTGCTGTCCCATCCCGCAGTCATTATTGGTTTAATCCATTCAATACTAAAAATGCCTATCTAAAGATAGGTGCTACCGAATATACAGTTGCAAAAGTAACATGGTTAAATGATGTATTAAATCATCCAGAATATAAGGAGTTACTTGATGTTACGAGCAATGTTTTAGGCAATTACAATAGAGATATAAAACAGTCGGCATATATAATTCGTAAACATTTCGAAACATACAAAAACAAATTATTGGATTTGTATCGGGATGCGTATTATAAGAATAATAAGTTTGCAACCGAATCAATCTTCATTGGAGACAATTCCGCAGATCACCTATCATTAATGAAATCGCTTGTTCAATATTTTATAAAAGACCCACAAGAAATAGAGCAAACGAAGAACTTTATCATACAAGTTGGTCCTAAACCCGTTCATAAGATTTTTAAGGACCAGGAGAAATTGAATGATTTGAATGATTTGAAAGATTTATTAAAGTCAACTAACAACATGCCCGCCGATTCGAACTCGGACATATCGGACATATTCAGACGTCAAGGCGTAAATAACAACAATGTATTTTTGAACGGACGAACAATTGAAGCACATAATAAGTTTTTCAGTGTAATTGGTAAAATACAGGAAGTTATAGACAAAATAATCAATAAAAACTATGAAATCATCAAGAATGATTCCTCTGAATATTTATACACTACACTTGAATCCTCACCAACTATTATTGAAACATCCGTGTTGAACGATGATATTAAAAAAAAACTATTCGATAAAGACAAACTAATTGATAATTATAATATGCTACTAACATCCGGATTAGTAACAGACAACAATGTTTTATATAAAAATGATAATATGATAAACTATTTTAATGTGATTCGGTTGTTTACCGAGATGCGGACGAATACAAAATTGGATGATATTCTGTTAGATTTACAAGTACCTGACAATGAAACTGTGAAAAAAGCGATTCTTAGATTAACCGAAATTTTGAATATCATACATAAAGGAACGAACAAGGAAGACAATCTTAAGTTATTAGATATAGGTAGCAATACTATTACAGTTGACGGTGTCCGTAAAAACGAAATATACGTACATTTAGATTTAATACAAGGAATTGTGAATGATGATAATAAGAATGATGTATTTTGTCGTTATACTAATCGACTACTTGGTGATAAATTAGATAAAATTACAAGCGGACATCCAGACTGGATGGTATCCGAACATATGGAATTGGTCGAAGTAAAAAAAACAGAAAAAAGCGATACCACGATGTTAACAAAAGCAGAACAAATAGTCAAAGACGGTTTTAATAAAGTAAGTCAAGGTTTTAATAAAGTAAGTCAAGGTTTTAATAAAGTAAGTCCAGTTATACGTACAACTACAAGTATTTCACAAGATAAGGATAAGAAGGAAAATGATGTTCGGTTGCAAAGATATTTAACAGGTAAAGGTATTAACAAAGTTAAATATAGGAACACAATAGATTCAGATGATAAATCGGTTTTAGAATTTATTCAAAAAAAAAACGACGATAAATTATATAATTTATTATTGGAATATGAGAAACTTCCCAAACCCAAAATGAATAATATAAACGAGCCGAATTCAGTTATTAATGAGATAGAATTATTGGACACAAAATATAAAAAAATCATAGAACAAAACAAATTCAAATTAATTAATAAACTCATTAAGAAGGACGACATAAAAAAAATTACGAAAAACAATTTGGAAAACCAACTGTATATAGATGTTATACGGAGTTTTATTCCGTTGAAACAGGGTGGCAAAAAAAGACATACAAAGAGAAAGAGTAGGATTGTTTCAAAACAAAACAAAAAAAGACATACAAAGAAACAATATAAGAATAGATAATTTTTCTAAAATGTAAAATACAGAGAATATGATAATATATTTTACATTTATGAGTTTACAATTGTGGAGAATGAAATATGTGTTTACTTATTTTTTACTGAAAACCGCCTTTCCCTTCTTGAATTTACCAACTTCATCGCCAATATCTTCATCCTCGGTGATTTCGAATATAATACCATTTTGTTCGTCCGTAGTATAATAAGATTTACTATTTATTTCTATTTCAAACACTTCTTCTTCCTCCTCCTCTGCAGATACTTCTTCTTCCTCCTCCTTAGCAGATACTTCTTCTTCCTCCTCGGCAGATACTTCGACTTCCTCTTCCTCCTCATCGGCAGATACTTCGACTTCCTCTTCATCGGCAGATACTTCGACTTCCTCTTCCTCCTCATCGGCAGATACTTCGACTTCCTCTTCCTCCTCATCGGCAGATACTTCGACTTCTTCTTCCTCCTCCTCCTCGGCAGATACTTCGACTTCCTCTTCCTCCTCATCCGCAGATACTTCGACTTCCTCCTCATCCGCAGATACTTCGACTTCCTCTTCCTCCTCATCCGCAGATACTTCGACTTCCTCCTCCTCGGCAGATACTTC